ATGGATATTCTGGTGGAAGATAAGTTTTAAATACTTCTGCTAATAATTTAAATTCATGTTTTAATCCAACGTATAATCTTTTGTGAATAGCTGACATTACACGAGATCCACGCTCCAATAACGCAACAGTTGTTCCAACTGCCGCTTGTTGATTCATGTCGCCCACTTGTGAGTCTGCGATGCTCGCGAATCGTTGACCGGCGTTAACTACAACTCCCATTAATTGAAGTAACGTTTGGTCTGGTCCTTTAAATGGTAATTGCATAAACTGATCTTTGATGTTTCCACCAGGTGCATCTACATCTCTAAATTCACCAGGTTGTAAAGGTTGTGCATCATCTCTAATTCTTATTCCTCTAGTTTTAAAACCAGCAGGTAAGTTAGCTAAAGTTCCAGCATCTAATAATTGTCTTAATGCAGAAGTTGCTGTTCTAGTTAAACCACCAATCATGTGAATCAAACCAAAACCATAAAAACCTGTACCTGGTAAAAATTTATATTGTACAAAGTATTTTATTTTTGTTTTTAAAGGATCCTCTTCTGTGTAATTTCTTCTAATAGATAAAATTTCGTTAGTAGATTCTAAAATAGTTACAATATATGGAAGTTTAATTCCTGTAGGCTCACCATCTTCACCCATATCTTCAAAACCTTCTAAATCTAAATCTGTATGCATTTCTAAAAGTGTATATTGATCTTCTTGATTACCATCTTTAGAAATTCCTTCTAATCTTCTTTCAGCATCTTTAACTTGATTTTCTGTAACGGGTGGCTCACCAATTTCTATATCTTTGTAAAAACCAGAAACTTGTTGTTTTCTAATTTCATTTTCTGACATTCTTAAAACATGAACAATAGCTTCTGCATCTTCTAATGAGTTTGCAGAGTAAGGCACTACTAAGTCATCAGCTTGTACAAATTTAGAAACAGCTCTACCCAAAAGATCATCATAATAAATTTTCTTAAAGGTAGAACCACTTAGGGGTAAATAGAAAAGCATCTGATCAAATTCAGGTTCATACTCTGGCATTTGATCCATGATTTGATAATTCATAAAATCTTTTACTCTAGTAGCTTGGTCTTGTTTTTCATTAGACACATCTCCTAAAATTTGTGCTCTAACTGGACCATCTGCTGGTAATAATTCTTTGTAAGCTTGCGCTTGAAATTGTGTAACCGCTTCAGCAAGAACAGGATGGTTAACACCACTTGCTCCTCTAAAAGGTTGAGTTCTTTGTTCATATTTAAATCCTAAAAGATTTAAACCTTCTCTGTAAGTGTCTTCCCAATCACCACGAGATTGTCTGTAGTCTGTGTACTTGTCAAATAAATTTGAACCTAGTTCACCTAGATAACTTTCGTCTATAATTTCTGCTAAGTTTGAAAAATGGTCTTGTGATTCTAATCCTTCCATAGCATTAGGATCAAAATTAATTTCTGCTCCACCTTCTTCATCCATAGTTACATTTGCTTCGCCTTCTTGCGTAGGAACGTCAACTTCTGAAACGTCAACTTCTTGTTCTACAAAAGCTTCGTCAGTAATAGTTTCGTTGGGTAATGCGTCTTCGATTTTAGCCATATCTCTTTCCTGTTAATTATTGTACACCTTTGACTGACAATATACCTGATAAATCCTCATCTGGCAAGTAATCCTCTATATTCTGATATGTAGCTTTTTCTCCTTGTGTAAGATATTTTTTAACTTTACCGGGAGCATTTCTTAATACAGATTCTATACCTTCTCTTCTTTCATTTGCTTTTTTTAAAAATCTTTCTTCATCAGTTAGTGCCGCAGATTCTAAAGCTATATTAATTCCTTTACCTAAATTAGGTTTGTTTAAAAACATGGAAGCGGAACTTGCAGCAGCAGCAGGTAGAGGTAATCCAGACATGTACATCATCGGAAAATCTATTGCAGCAGCTATGGCATTATCTGCTTTGCCGGGAAACATAGTGGTAAATTTATCAATTCCAGGTCTTACATTTTTATAAACATTAGCTACATTAAATTTGTCAAACATACTTCTAATTTTAGATTTTTCTGGTTGCTCAATTTTATCAGCAGTAGTAACACCTTTAATTTGTTTTAGATCATTTAATTTAGCTGTTTTTTTTAGTGATTCTCTATATTTTCTAAGATCTTCTTTACTTAAATCTTCAATTAATGTTTTGTTGTTTGGATCTAAAGTATGTCTTTTATAATCTCCACCAATAGCTTTACCTCTTACTACTTCATTATTATTTATCATAGATAATTTTCTCCAATTTAATAAACCTTCATTTTTTGGATTATTTTTATTATATCTATTAATTACTTTTGTAGCTCTTTCGTCTATTTTATTATTTTTTGTATTAAATTGTTCTATTGTTATTTTGTTGTCTATTTTATCTTTTATTATTTGTTGTCTATCATTTACTAAATTTTTTAATGTTTTATTATATGATTGCATCGCTGAATTTGTTTTTTGATCTATAATTGCAAAATTTCTAGCATTTGCTTTTACATATTCATCTCCTAATGGAAATAAATGATGAGCTGGAGATGTTTTAGTTCCACTAATTCTTTTTCCACCTTGTGAAATAATTTCGTCAGCTATTCTATTCAATTTACTTATATTTTTTTCAGAAAGACTTAATTTATTATATTCTAAATCCATATTTTTTTTAAATCTATCAATAACTGTTCTAACACTACTTTCTGAATAGTAGCCTTTAAAAAATTTATCATAAAAATCTTTATTTGATAAAACATTTGCTTTTTTAGATTTAGTAGAATTTTTAGACAATGCATATCGTTTAGTTAATTCTTCTACAAATTGTTGTTGTTTAATGGGATCTGCAAAAATAACTTTACCTTGCACCATCCGAACTACTTTGCCTTTGTTAATCATATTTTCTCTAATAGATTCTTCAGTAACTCCTTTACCATCTTTTCCAACAGAATCTGTAATAGCTTTGTCTTTTCTTCCTAACTTTCTAGCTTCTGTTTCATTAGGCATTCTATTATTTTCTTTTATAAAAGATTTATATTTTTGTAATCTTCTTTTAAGATTACCTCTTTGATCTTCGGTAAGATCTCTAACTGATTTTTTATATTTTAATAATGACTCTGCATCTACTACAGCTTGACCATGATCAGCGTACATTTTTTGTATAGAAGCTTCCATAAGAGCAACATTACCACCGTTTTTATATCCCTGTCTCATAGCCTCTTTGACTGCTTCGCCAAACTCATAGCCATCATCCATAAGCTCTTTTACTTTTCCAGTAAATGCTTTATCGCCGGAACCATTAGTTGATCCGCCGTCCTTGAATCTTTTTTTAAATAATATGTTACCGCCGTCTTTGTTAACGTCGATCTCTAACATCGAATCGTCGCCATAGTAACCGCCGCCAATATTTAGCTTGCCATCTTTATAACGATAGCCGCCAGAGATTTTACCTTCTTTTTTTGCCTTACCTAAATTGTTTATAATATCTGTGAATAGAGTTTCTTCGGCCATTACCGTCTCCGTAGACTAACGATGCCGCCGTTGAAATAGCTTCTTCTAGAAAGACCTGTTGGTACAAAACCACCTCTTGCTCCGTGCATTTGGTGACCTCTTTCTTGACTAGCTCTATTACTTGCACCTGTTGGATTACCCGAAGTATCTGGTCCACTAACATCAAAATTTCCACCTGGTATAGAGTCTCTATATTCTTTATCTATTCTAGTTTGAATAGCATTTATTTCTGCCTGATTTTTTTCTCTAGCTACTTTCTCTTCAGCTGCTTTTTTTTCTTTATATTCTTTGTATTTATCTTTAGCATATCGTCCTATAAAAAAACCTATAGGATTAAATGCAAAACTTAAAGCAGCCATAAGACCTTTACCTGTAACTCCTGTGCCTGCAATTCCTCCAGCAGGTGTGCCATCATCTGTTCCTTGATAATCTGATGTTCCTAAGTTATCATCTCTGTTAAAACCTGTCGGATCTGTTGGTCCATCATTATCACCACCACCTTGATTTATAATAGGTGTTGCGGTGTTAATAATAGATTCGATACCTTCTTTTTCTACAGAAGGAGTATAGGCAGTTGCCATTTGTGGAGTAACTTGATTGTTATCGAATAGATCTAAGTAGTCTTGTTCTGTTGCAAATTGATTCTGCAAAGAAGGACTTTGTTGATAAGTGTTTGATAGGTTATTTATATAATTTGATGCCATTAATAATATTCTATTGTTGGTGTCGGAATGAAATCTTCTTTTTCATCTTCAGGGTGAGTTATAAATCCGCCCTGTCTAAATCGCATTACCGCCTGTGTTGTACTGTCCACCAAATCATCATGATCTCCATAAGGAAAGGATGCACACTCTTCAATAACCTCTTCTGCGAATTTCATATCCGGCGCCCAAATTTGGCCACTCTCAAAGAGAGGAGCTACGGCGTTTACTCTAGCATGTTTATCGTTACCTCTGCTAGGAGTGAAATTTATAACAGGTATCCCCATTTTACGCAACTCAAATGTTAAAGGTAATCCAGAAGCTTTAGACTCCACGATCACCGTTTCTGGGTTCCAATACTTATATTGTTCTAAGGCTTTCTTTCTTAGTTCTGGAAATTCTAATCGTTCTTTTATAGCATCTAATAATATTAAATTAGGTGGACTATCTTCATTCTCTCTAAAGACACCCCAAGTAGTGATAGCAGAATAGTCAGCTGATTCTTTTTTCAAGAAAGCTGTATCATAAGATTGAATGATATGTTCTAATTGAGGCATCGTATCTTTCTCCCAAACTTTCCACCATTCTCTTTTAAGAATTGCTCCTTCTTCTGCAGTAGGATTTTGCATCCACTGCGCGTTCCACTTACCAACCGATAGAGATGCTTTAACACCTTCTAATTCTTCTAGTTTCCAATACTCTGGCCAGACAGCTTTACCTGATGGAAGTATTGCTGGAAATTCTATAAGCTCCCACTTATCAGATTTTAATTCTTTTTGTTGTTTGATTAACATCCCTGTTAAGTCTTTCATATTCCATCGTGTCATAATCAAAACAATTGCTCCACCAGGTTGAAGACGTTGTCTTGGACCTGATGTATACCATTCATAAGCACGTTCCATGCTTGTCATATTAAGTGCATCTTGCTCTGAGTGTGGGTCATCAATAATAAGTAAGTCCGCTCCACGGCCCGTGATTGCAGATCCAACACCCGCTGCATAATATTCACCGCCTTGTTCAGTCTCCCATTTACCGGCAGCTTGACTGTCCTCTCTAA